AAAGAAATTCTCGCCGCTGCGGAGAAGTGCGTGTGTGGAGATCGGGAGCAGGATTATGGAATTCCAGAAAATAGCTTTCGTTTGATTGCGGAATTCTGGCACACCTACCTCAGTGCGAAGTGTGTTGCCGCTGGGGTCCATGTACAGTTAGAGCCGGAGGATGTGGCGGCCATGATGGCCTTGCTCAAGATTGCCCGGGCATCTGTAAACCCTGAGCACGTAGATAGCTGGATTGATGGCGCGGGGTATCTGGCTTGCGGCGGGGAAGTGGCGACGCTGGGGGGAAAGGATTGAGTATTACAAAAGGAAAGGAGATAAAAATGACACGGGAAGAAGCGATTGAAATCCTTGAAAATCATACTCAATATTTTGTACTTGCGCAAGATTTAGGTGCATTAAATATGGCTATTGACGCCCTCCGCCCCGTCAGCCGGGAACAGGTGGAGAAGGTGTGGAGGGGGTGCGAATGCTGTTCAGGTTCATATACAAGACAAAAACTTGGGTATCAGTATTGTGAGAATTGTGGTGCTCCTCTGACGGACGAGGCCGTGGACATCAGATTGAAGGAATTGGAGGCGCTGTATGGAGATAGGTGACAGGGTCGTTTGCATGGTGAGCGGTGTCCGGGGCGTGATAACAAAAATCTACACCCCGACCGCCTCAGCAATGCAGATTATGGTGTGTACAGATGATGGGCGATTGTATCATGCTCCGTATAGTACATGGAGATTGGAGGCGCTGAAAGATGGCAAGGGCGATTGATGCCAGTGAGCTGATAGTTGAAATCCAGGCATGTAGCTGGGACAGCGAACAGGATAAGGAGCGAGCAGAGGATCTTGTTTTGGGCATGCCCACCCTCACCCCGCCGAATGAGTGGGTGCGAGTGAAAGATGCCATGCCGCCAGAGCATGAGCCTGTTCTGTGCATCGTGAGCGGGAGCCCAAAACCGAACATCATTCTGGACGAAGCGTACCAGCTTGGCTCGTGGAACAAGGACGACGGTTGGATAATCGATGAATACCTTGAATGGACAGATGCGGATGTGCTGTGGTGGCGGATGCTTCCCGCACCGCCTGACTGCCGCCCGCCGGAGGGAGAAGCATGAAAGTACTGGTTGCCTGTGAAGAGTCACAGGAGGTCTGCAAGGCGTTCCGGGCGCTGGGGCATGAAGCATACAGCTGTGACATAGAGCAGTGTTCGGGCGGGCATCCCAAATGGCATTTGCAGTGCGATGCACTGGAACTGCTGAAAATACGGTGGGATTTGATTATCGCGCATCCGCCATGTACTTACCTGACAAAAGCCGGGGCCGTCCGCATGAGGGTAAATGGTGAAATTGTTCCGGATCGGTATGAAAAGGCGATGGAAGCCAGGGAATTTTTCCTGAAATTTCTGAACGCGGATTGTCCGCGCATAGCGGTGGAAAACCCGACTCCCATGAAGCTTGTAGACCTGCCTCCATACACACAGGCCATACAGCCGTATGAGTATGGGCACCCGTACAGCAAACGGACGTGTCTGTGGCTCAAAGGGCTTCCGCCGCTGCAACCGACGGATATACTGGACGAGCATAAGCCATATGTAAACGGCGGATGTAAGGACGCGCATGGGAATTACCGGCGTTTTCAAGGAGGCAAAGAACGCGACCCCAAAATACGCTCCAAAACATTCCCGGGCATTGCCCGTGCGATGGCCGAACAATGGGGCGGAATATGCCCGCCGGAGGGAGAGGAGGAAAACTGATGGACATTGAAAAGTTGATTGAGCAACTAAATGAATATTTTGAAGGAAAAGAATTGGGAAGGGGCGTTGCGCTTGATGCTGCTACCAGCCTCTCCACGTTCCAGGATGAAAACGAGAAGCTGCGGGCCGAGCTGGAACAAAAATCAAAACTGATTGCCCAGCAGGCCGCAGAATTGAAACGGCGGGACACGTTGCTGAAAGAGCAAGAGACCGAGTTGGAGCGGATGAAGGAAATCACGAGAGAGAACGGAATCATGGTTATCCCGTCAAAATATCCCGGCGGCACAGCAAGGTGGAATATTCAGAAGCCGCGTGATCAGAAGGAGAAATAACATGGAAAAGTTGACGGAGAAATTAAAGTATGTACTGGAAGATTGTATTGATTGTATCAGCCCTATCCAACAAGAGGTGATAAACAAAGCTGTTGACCGCCTCGCCGCCTATGAGGAAACTGGCCTGGAGCCGGAGGAGATAGAACTGCTTGCAAAGCAGAGAGACCTTTATGTAGACGCTTGTGGCGAACTTCCCCTTAAAAGAATCCGCGAATTGGCCCAGGCGGACAGGGAGGGGCGGTGTGTGGTGATGCCGTGCGAGGTTGGTAGTAAGGTATATATGCCGTTCTGTGATGAAGTCGTAGAAAAGCGCATCGGACAGTTTCTCGTGAACGGATATACAGAGCCGAGAATTTGGACAGACATTGACTGCGATTGGGCGACAACACAAAGGGTTCGTTGGGACTTGGCGTTTGGAAAAACCGTCTTTCTGACCCGCGAGGAAGCCGAGGCCGCACTACGGAGGGAGCAGGAATGAACATTGGTGATAAGGTGGTCTGTGTGCTGAGTGGAGTATGTGGGGTTATAGTTAAAATTTATACGCCTACTGCCAGCGCTCCACAAATTATGGTTAAAACAGGAGGCGGCAGCCTATATCATGCCCCGTACAGTACATGGAGGAAACAGGAATGAAGGAGTATATTGAGAGAGAACAGGCAATTGACCTGTTTTATCCGGTTAGCCCGGAAAATGATGGATCAGATGGATGCACTATTATTTACAAACCTGGGAAATTTAGTTCTTCCGAGATTGAAGCCATGCTGTCAGATCTCCCCACCGCCGACGTTGCGGAGGTGAGGCACGGGAGATGGGAGGAAATTCGAGACCCATACGGAAATCTTGAGGGCTGGTTGTGTGAGTGTGGACGTGAAGTAAAGAGTAAAGATAACTACTGCCCCAGCTGCGGCGTTCGCATGGACAAGGAGGATAAGCATGAGGTTAAATGCGCAAAATGTGGGGAAATAAAAGAAATAATCTGCACAGTGGACGGGAAACCGTGGTGTGAAGATTGTTTGGATAGGGCAATGGGATGGCCGTTACACTTGACGAAATCATCGGAGGCGCAGAATGAGAGAAATCCTTTTCAAAGCCAAGCGGCTAAGTGATGGCGAGTGGGTGGAAGGGTATTATATAGGGCCGGTAGGTGTCCTTAATGTACATGAGATTTGTGATATTCACGATATTGCAGGAACGCGAGTTGAGGTAGACCCATCCACAGTTTGTCAGTACGCCGGTCTGACCGACAAGAACGGAACGAAGATTTTTGAGGGGGATATCATCCATTGGACGAATTGGAACGGCGAACAAAAAGAAGCCCCTGTATGCTATGACCAAGAGTGGAATAGATTTTGTGTTTGGTTGAATGGCGCTGAAAGCATGGGCGTAAATATACATCTGTCAACGAGCGG